ACCCAGTTCGCTCCGGAGATCTCGGAGGGAGAACATATCGCCGATAGTCCGGTAGATCGAGTCCGGGGTCGGAGCTATGGCAGCTATCGATCCTGAACGGATCAGGTCCTTGGCCGAGACTCTGGCCGAGATCGAGGACGATATCGCCAGGAGATATCGTCTCTACAGCGAACTCCTCCTCGAGGAGGAACTTCCGGAGGGGGAGGAAGAGTACCAGAACCTGGTCCAAGAGATCCGACTCCAGACCCAGAAGGACCGAGAAGAGAACGTCCTGTTCCAGCTCTGGATGCGGGAAAGACTCCTCCGAGGTCCCTTGGACCTGGAGCTGGAGGAGTATTCGGAGGTCGTGGCGGGAAGGGCTCTGGTTCGTCTCCTCCACTACGTCCCTAAGGGACGAGAGCTCCTCTCCTCCCTCGACCCCGAATCCGACTCCTGGATCCCGGACCGGGAAGCGATCCGCCGCTTCGTCCTGACCGGGGGACTAGCCGAAGAGGATCCGCAACGGTTCTTGGCCAGACTCTTCTCCGAAGTCCCCAAGGCCAGGAGAGCCCTCTACAAGCTCCTCGGGGCCTACAAGGCGGTCGTGGAGGTGGAGGCGGAGAAGAGGGGCAGGACCTATCCTGGAGAACTTCCAGGAGACGGTCTCAAGGCGAGGCCGAGACAGCTGACCTGGGACGAACTGGCCCGGCTCCTCGGCTTCCCTCCGGTCCTCTGGGAGATCGAACTGGCCAGGGCCAGGAAGGTCATGGCAGGGGTCAAGGCCTATCTCGAAGGCAAGAGTCTGGTAGAGGCCAGAGAGGAGGCGAGAGAAAGGTTCCGAGAGAGGCTGAGAAAGCTCGGTATCATCAGGAAGCCAGGAAGGCCGAAGAAGGAGAAGGGAGGACAGGATGGATAAGCTCGAAGAGATCAGACAGCTGGCCCTCAAGATCCTGTATCTCGTGGAGGAGCTCAAAGCCCCTCTTCCCCAAGACCCGAAGAAGGAGGCCAAGGACCCGTTCCAGCTCTTCTCCTCCTCCGTCAACCGGGCCCTGGAGAAGATCGGCCAAGAGCCCTATTCGACCGAAGAACTCCAGGAACTCTACGACCTCTCGGAAAAGGATCCGGTCCTGGTCGGAAAGGTCATCTTCCGCTCCTCCAGGAAGAACGGAGATCTCAAGCCCTATGTCCTGAACGTCTTCCGGAAGTACGGGGCTTCTGGAGTCAGGGGCTGGTTCGAAGCCAAGTCATCTCCGGAATCCCCGAGCAAGGCGGTAGAGAAGATCGTCGCTCAGGTCGGAGGGAGCGATGATCAGGGGGTCTGAAGTCCTTCCCCAGGTCCTAGCCTGGGCCAAGGAGAGGAGACAGAGTCCGGGAAAGGTTTGGGGCCTTTCGACCGGGTTCTCTTCTTGGGACGAACTGACCGGGGGTCTCCACAAGGGGGAGGTCACGGTCCTCGGGGCTAGGACGTCGGTCGGGAAGACGACTCTGGCCCTCCAGGTCGCCTGGGCTGCTCTCTCCTCCGGTCCGGTCCTCTTCGTCTCTCCGGAGATGGGAGAGAGGCAGCTCCTGACCAGGCTCCTGGCCATGAAGTCCGGAGTCTCTCCCCGGCTCCTAGCCCGGGGGGAACTCTCCGACCTCGAGTGGGAGAGGGTCGAGAGGACGGCTCAGGAACTCGGACCCAAGACCCAGAACCTGATCCTCTACTGCTCCGAAACCGATCTCGTCTCCCTGGAGCAGAAGGTCGAGGAACTGAACCTCCTCTCCCCTCTCTCCCTCCTCGTCATCGACTACCTCCAACTGATCCGGCACCAGGCCTTCTCTCCCTACGAGAGGGCGACGGAGATCTCGAGGAGAGTCAGGGCCCTGGCCAACCGGACTCAGGTCCCGGTCCTGCTCCTGTCCCAACTCCGGAGGCCGGAGGGGGGAAGGGAAGACCAGCCCCCTACTCTCCACGACCTCCGGGACTCGGGGAATATCGAACAGGACGCCGACAACGTCCTCCTCCTCTGGAGGCCTCCGGTCGAAGACGGGAACGGAGGTCTTCTGCGGAGCAATATCACGGTCGTCGAACTGGCCAAGCAGCGGAACGGGCCGGTCGGGAGCTTCAAGCTCCTGTTCGTCCCGGAAAGGTTCTGTTTCGAGGATCTCAAGGCCTAGGAGGAGAAAGGATGAAGGTCAGACTGACGCCGAAGCAGATCGAGATCGCCAAGCTCGTCGCCCTGGGCTACCGGAACCGGGACATAGCTCAAGCCTTGGGGATCTCGGAGGCTAACGTCTCCAGCCAGGTCCAACGGATCGCTTTCAAGCTCCGGATCGACCCGACCCGGAACTACCGGATCCAGATCGCCCAGTTCTTCTGGGAGCTCGGGAATCGGATCTTGGAGCAGGAGAAGGAATCGGTCTCATGAGAGACTATCTCCTCGTCCAGTTCGACCGAGACGGATTCTCCTTCCTGGCCCGACCCCTGACCTTCCTGGAGGACGGGTGGGAGAAGGGACCGATCGAACTCCTCTCTCCGGACCAGGTCAGGAAGAACCGGATCTGGGTCGAGGACTGGAACGGAGACCTGATCCTGATCAACGAGGAGAGCTTGGAATGAGACGGAACGCCCAGCGCCGAGGGAAGGCTTTGGAAAGACGGGTCGCGGAAAAACTCGACGGTCTCCTCCATCCGGGCCAGGCAGGAGACGTCCTGGTCCTGGGGAGGGACGGGACGATCTGGGTCCTGGAGGTCAAGTACCGGAAGGGCTATCTCCTGGACCGAAAGGACCAGCTCGGGCGCTGGGTCGAGCAGGCGAAAAGCAATGCTATCAGGAGGGGAAGGGGAGAGAAATGGGCTCTGGTCCTCTACGGGGGAAGGGGGACCGAGATCCTCTTCCTCTCCCCCCTCTCCTGGGTCGAAGAACTCTTTGCCGGGATGACGAGTATCAGAGAAGTCGTGAAAGGAGAGTTGGAGGATGAGTCTGACGGTCTTGCCGAGCTTTCCGGGGCTCCTGAAGCTGTTCCGGACGGAGAAGGGAATCTCTCTAGCGGAGCTGGGCCGGAGGACAGGGCTGAGCCATAGCTATCTCTACCGTTTGGAGAAGGGGGATCGCTATCCGAGCCGGGAGACGGTGGCGAAGCTGGCCAAGGCCCTCGAACTCTCGGAAGAAGAGAGAAAGAAGCTCTTCTGGAGGGCCGGTTTCTGGCACGAGGAGGAGACGGGATGGTAACGAAGAGGCCTTACGGACCGGTCCTCAAGGAGCTCGAAGAGCTCTTGGATACGGCTTGGAGCGAAGAGCTGATGGGACGGATCGAGAAGGCCGATAAGGTCCTCGGGAAGGTCAGGACCAAGATCCGGACCCTTTCCGAGATCGTCGACGACTGGAAAGACGATCTCTTTTCCCTCTCCCTCCGGCTGGGGAGGGAAGGGATCGAGGAAGAGGAGGAAGGATGAGCTATCGAGAGGTCCTGGAAGCCAAGGCCAGGAAGCTGGTCGAGATCGCTTCGGAAGTCGAGGCCTATCTTCAGGACCAGAACCCGGAGATGGCGAGAGAGAGGATCGTCAAGGGCTGGATGGTCCTGTCTCAGATCGACCGGATCCTTTCCGACTGGCATCAGGCGATTTCCGAATGGGAGCGGGAAAGATGACCGAGTCCTTCGAGTCCTATCTCGACTCCTTCCTTTCCCGAGTCCGGACTGTCCTCCTGGAACGAGTCCAGGAATACGGACCTCCCGAGAACTCTTTCCAGGTCCTCAAGAGCCTCTGGTCCGGAGTCTTGGGCCAAGAGGTCTCGGCCTCTCGGACCGTTCTCCTCCTCTCGCTCCTCAAGGTCAGCCGCTTGGCCTGGGACGAGAACCAGCCCGATTCCTGGATCGACCTAGCTGGCTATGCCGCCATCGGATCCTATCTCGAGTCCCTGGAGGAGGGATGAGAGTCGGACTGGATATCGAGACGACTGACCTCGATCCCAGGAAGGGGTCTCTGGTCCTGGTCTCTCTCTCCTATCCGGGAGGAGAAGTCGAGGTCTGGGAGGCCAGAGACCCTCTCCTCCTCGACCGGTTGAGAAAGGTCTGGGAAGAAGAGATAGTCTGCCACAATGCCCTGTTCGATATCCCCTGGCTCTGCTTCTCCTTCTCCCTTCCCGTCCCGGAACGGATCTCGGATACTCTCGTCGCAGAGAAGCTCCTGACCGCTGGCCTCGACCTCCCTCTCGGACTGGAAGACCTGGCCGAGAGATATTTCGGGAAAAAGATCGACAAGAGTCTCCAGACCTCGTTCCGGGAGGGAGAAGAGGTCTCCGAGGCCCAGAAGGCCTATGCTCGGGAAGACGCCCTCCTCCTCCTCCCCCTCCTGGAGAGACAGGAGGCCAAGCTCCGGGAAGAAGGGCTCTGGAGGGTCTGGGAGCTGGAAAGACTCTGTCTCCCGGTCTTCTGCCGGATGAGGGTCCTCGGGATCCCGTTCGATAGAGCCGGTCTGGAACGGGTCCTGGAAGAACTCAGGGCCAAGACCCAAGTCCTGAGACGGGTCCTGGCCGAGAGGCTCGGACCTCTGGCCATGGTCGAGAAGCAGAGGAGGTTCGAGGCCGAGAAGAGGGCTTACGAGGCCTGGGAAGAGCGGCTCCGGGAACAGGAAGCCTTTCTCCGGTCCTACTGGGAGAGGGAGAGGCCCGAGCCCTACTCCGATCCCAGGCCTTCGAAGAAGTACGGCGGGGTTCCCATGGGGCTGGCCAGGTTCCTGGACGAGAGGCTCAGGGCCTGGAAAGAGACCGATCCCCGTCCTCCCAAGCCCAAGCCTCCCGAACCCTTCAACCCCGATTCCCCAGAGCAGGTCCTCTGGGCCTTGAGGGAGTTGGGGTTGGAGTTGGAGACGACCTCGTCTCAGGTCCTCAAGGCCCTCCGCTACGAGAGACCGGATCTGGGAGACTATCTCGATCCCCTCCTCTCCTACCGGGAACAGAGAAAGGCCGAGACGGCTTTCGGAGAAAACTGGCTCGAAGCCCTCTGGCCCGATTCCTGCCTCCGTCCCGACTTCCGGTCCCTCGGAACCGTTTCGGGACGACCGACCTCCTCCAATCCCAACCTCCTCCAGCTCCCGGCCGAAAAGACCTTTCGGGCCTTGGTCAGGGCTCCGGAAGGGTTCCGGATCGTCGCTGCCGACTACAGCCAGATGGAGCTCAGGATCATGGCGGAACTGAGTTCCGATCCGGAGATGGTCAAGGCCTTCCAGAGGGGAGACGATCTCCATTGGGTCACGGCGAGACTGATCTTCGGCCCCAATGCCACGGAGAGGGAGAGGAGGATCGGGAAGGCCGTGACCTTCCTGACCCTCTATGGGGGAGGGGCCAAGAGGCTCCAGGAGGTAGCGGCAGAAGGCGGGATCGTCTTGAGCCTGGAAGATGCCAGAGACGTCATAGCGGGTTGGAGGAAGGCCTATGGCAAGGCTTGGGAAACGATCGAGTCCTGGAGAGAAGAAGGGGTCAGGAAGAGGCGGATCAGGGACCCCTGGGGCCGGGTCAGGAAGTTTCCCGAGGGGCCCTTGAGCCAGGAACAGGAGGTCGAGGTCAGGAACCAAGCTGGCAACTTCGTCATCCAGGCCTCCAATGCCGAGATAACCAAGATCGCCATGGTCGCAGCCGAACGACTCCTCCTCCCCCTGGGAGGGAGACTCCTCCTCAACGTCTACGACGAACTCGTAGCCCTGGTCCCGGAAGAGAGGGGAGAAGAGGGGTTGAGAAGACTGGTCGGAGCGATGGTCGAGGCCGGGAAGCTCTTGTTGAAACAGGTCCCGGTCGAGGTCGATGGGGCTTCCGGAGAGTCCTGGGCCTGTAAGGGGTAGGGATGGGCCAGAAAGGGTTCGAGTTCCCGGAATTCAGGATCGATATCGAGGAGCTCAGGGAACTGGCCAAGAAGACCCTGATCCTGGAAGGATGGCCTCTTCCCGTCCTCCTGGCCCTCCATTCCGAAAGGCCTGGGGATTG